TCATACTGATTCCATACAATCTCTCCGATAGTGCCAGACGGCGTGACCATCGGATAGTACTTTCCACAGAATCCGAGCCAGATGACATAGAGATTAGCTCTCCATGCAGCGTGCTCAGAGATGATCTTTTCCTTGATGAAGTACGGGTGAGACTTGAGGTAAGAGTTGACAGACTGAAGATGACTGTCAAAGTCTTCGCCGAGAGTAGCATAGCACGGCTTAGACACGGGAAGCGTAGTTACGCCAGAAGTTCTGTTGAACACGACATCGGACTCAAGGAATGAGCCAAGCGCCGAGTCGTAATAGTCTTGAAAGTTTCCGTTGATTTTCATAATTCGAATTCTCAAAATAAAAAGAGACAGACCCAACCCCTAGGCCTGTCTCCATGTCCTCCACTCCAATTACGGATTGAGAGTTACCGGTGCGTATCTCTCAGCGGTGAGCTGTTCCTTCAAGGCATCGAACGGATCGAGCTTGTTGGACATAGCCATCTTCAAGAGATTCTGGCTGAACCCAGACATGAGCTTGCAGCCATACTTGTTCTGCTGGATCGGGAACGCGTTGGTTCTCGAGTTCACGTTCCAGAAGATGACTCCCGGAAGTTCGAGACCGTGTGCCTTCCAGTCAGCTCCGACCTTGTCGAAGAGAGTTTCGTCGAGGCGACCGCTGAACTGAGTGCAGCTGTTGTCGCAGACATGGCCATCGAACTCCATGTCAGAGATGATGAGGATGTCCGGAATTTCGTTCTGCTTTGCCTTGCACTGGATTGCAGTCTGGAGCAAGAGTTCGAAGACAGCCTGAATGTTCGTGTTGGAGCATTCATCTTCGCGGTAGCAGACCTTCAACTTGTCAGCGAGTGACATGTTGTCGGAGAACTTCACGTACTTCGGACGAGCAGAGAAGGTGATGAACTGGTTCTTGTAACCAGACACGTTGCGCTCTGCACAGTAGATTGCGAGAGCCGTAGCAACTTCGATTGCTCGAGTGTTGCTGTTCGGGACATGGCAACCCATAGAGCCAGAACCGTCGCGGACGACGATGAGCGGCTTGGTCATCTCGATGGACGGCAAGTTCTTCCACATACCTTCAAGAGCGGAGTCCTGACGGCTCGGATACATCCCGTACTTCGAGACGATGTCATGCGGGAACGCGACAGAGGAGTTGATCTTGACTTCACCCTTGTCGAGCTTGCCAAGGAACTCACGACGGCGCTGTTCGTCATGCTTGAGGAAGGAGTTCTTGTACTTGAGGTTAGCCTTGGACGGCACAGCCTCGTAGTTCACCTGATCCCACTGATTTGCACAGATCTTGACTTCGATCACGTTGCTGTAAGCGCGAAGCTTAGACAGGGTCTTGCGGTACTGAGACGGATGCATTCCCAATGCATGGCAGAGGAAGTTAGCCTTCTTCACAGTCTCCTTAGAGGAGGTGTTCACAGACGGCATCCACTTAGCGAGCAAGCTGATAGGCTTGTTAGCCTTGAAGTTAGCCAAGTCTTCGTCGAGCTGCTTACGAATGAGAGCGACTGCTTCAGTCTCAGCGTCAGTTCCGAAGAGTTCGGTAACGACATCCCAGCGAGAGTATTCTGGAATGAGCTTGATGAGGTGCTTGAACTTCGGAAGAACATGCTTCACGAGAGTCTTGAAGAGGCGTCTTTCGCCAACGCCTTGACGGACGTCACCTACGTAGAACATCCACTTGAGTGCGAGTTCTGCATCATCTGCGAATGCAGTCAAGAAGTCTCGGACGATGACCTCTTCAGATGCGCCACGGTATGACGGAATCTTGAAGTTGATGTCCACGAGGTTCTTGCCAGAAGTCTCGTATGCTACTGCACCATTTTCGGTGAGCTTCTTAGCCTGAGAGAGGATCTTGTTTGCTTCGGTGTAGAAGTTGATCATTGGAAATTATCCTTCGGTTCAAATTAGTTCAAGATGGAATTTGATTGTGCGAACCATGCATCTTTCAATTGCTGTGACCATCTTTCGTTTTTAAGTTGACGCTAATAATTATAGAAATTGGTAGCGCTTTTGTAAACCTTTTATTTGTAAAGACTTATTTACAAATATCTTCGGGTTTGATTTCACCACTCAAGATTGCAGAGACTATTGGATGTTGAGGCAACAGCCAGATAGTCTTATATCTATCGTTTGTCATATTCTCTACAAAAGAGTAGTGCTTTTTGATTACGAGTCTTGGTTCTTTCATTCTTCCTCCGGATCTCTCTTCTTGAGATCGTCCACCACACGATGGAAGATTCTCTCGTTCACGTTCTTTCCGCAAGCTACTGCGACAGCGAGAGAACCGATGAGCTTGTTGCCATCAGCCATAGCTGCTTCGTAGCGCTCACGACCATCTAAGTGCTTGATCTTATCAGCCAATACGTAGACGTCATGCTGAAGTTCCTGAGTTCTTCTTTCGAGCTCTTCAGCGTAGTTCTTCATCAACGGGCACTCTTCCGGAATAGCCTTCTTGTACTCAGACTCTACTGAGAGGTTGAAGGTGTTGAAGTGAGCGCGAATGTCCTTCTTGGTGATTCCGTAGATCTGATGGAACTTGTCCAAGTATTCTACGCCCTTGACCTTGACCTTGAAGCCAGAAGAGAACGTGACTACGAATCCCTCATGGTCAACATCTAAGCCGCGAGCATACTTGATCATTTCGTCAACAGAGTCGAACTGCATCTCCTGAGAGTAGCGGACGCCCATCTTGTAAGCCATCTCTACGATGTCGATCATAGAGGCTTCGTTGTGGTACCAGTCGAAGTAGCCCAAGAGAACGAGTCCCTTGAAGTCGTAGTGACAGACATGCGGATCTCCGTCGTATACCACTTCGAAGCAGTAAGTGTAGCCAGGAATCATGGAGTCGGTGTTGACGTTCTTGTCGAACCACTTCTTAGCCCATACAGCCTGATCAGAGTTGAACGACCCGCCAGTCTTGCACTTCCAGTCGTTGTCGTAATGGTAGACGATGATGAGAGATCCGTCGATCTTGTCCATCGCGCGGAACTTCTTCGTCAAGAGCGGTTCATAGCCGTGTCCGAGAGAAGTAAGGACCTTTCCGACTTCAGCGAGCTGACCATCTTCAGTCCAGATCTCTTCGAAGTTGAAGAACTTGTTGAACGGATGAGCTACCTTAGTTCCAGTAGCTGCATCGAAAGCGATTCCACGGCACTGGAGAGTGATCTCGTCCCATGCGTGATCATAGACCGTCTGAAGAGAGTACTTGAAGCCGATGATTCTGCCGTCTTCTGATACATGCTTGTTCAACCATCCGAGCTTTTCGTATTCTAAGCACTTCTGTAAAGTAAGTTCGTTCATGATAGTTCCTCTAATTTAACATGTCAAATATAAGAAAATCTGGGCTTCTTGTAAACCCAGATTCTCAGATTTTCTCTCTATTTCGATTATTCGTGTTTGAGTGAGAGAGCCAGTTCGAGCTCCTTCATGACAGCTTCAACATCGCCCTGATAGTGGATGCCGAACGTTCTCGCCGGAATCTCCAACAGATTTTCACTCTTGTCGTCGATGAGCAGATCGCCCTCCAGCATCAACTTGAACTTGTTGACGCCCTTGTCCGTGATCATGATCTCATCAGAGTCGATCATCGGACAGTGATCTGCGATCCACTTCATCTTGCCACGCTTTCCGCAGCCCAAGAAGATAGCAGAGAGAATGCCGAGCTTCAAGTTGTGCTCCTGACAGAACGCATGGACACGGTTGAGGAGATCTTGACCATGTTCCGTCCATTCCATCATAGACCAGAATCCAGATCCCATCTCTGCCTGAATCTTCTTCCAGTCGCACTTGCCGTTCTCCTTTCGCATATTGTGTTCATCTGCCATCTTGTCGAAGTCGCAGAGAACGCCGTCCATGTCCAAGAGAACACGCCTGAGCATCTTACCGTCCGTCGTTTCCTTCTTACGCTGCTCACAGAGGATCGTTTCGTTCTCTACCGGTTCTATACCATCACGCATGCGCTGAACAGTCTCAGCCGGAACACGATGAACGTTGTCGAACTTGTTGGTGAGACGGAAGATCTGAACGTCTTCGTAGCCGTTGTCCTTTCCGATTCCGATGTAAGTGTCGACATCACGCTTTCTGATGTTCGTGTTAGCGACGATGACAGCATCTACGCCACGCTTCATAGCCTTGTCGACAGATTCACGACACCACTTGTGAGCTATGCCCAGCTTGAGCGGATCCCAGTTGTAGTTGCCGTCCTTGTCGAGGAAGAAGTTGTCGGACTCGAAGGACTCTGCTGTGCAGCCCTTAGCCTTGAACTGATCGATCAAGCGCTGAGCGAACGTTGACTTTCCGGAGCCCGGAGCTCCACGTAAGATAATGAGGGTCTTTTTCATTGTAGCACCTTTGCTGCATGTTCAGCTATGCGGTAAGCGATGTAGAACCAGCTGAGCAGCCCGTGTAAGATGTTCCACATCAGTTCATTTCCAGAAAAGTGAGAGAGGAAGAAAGAAGCTACGCATCCCAGAAAGGGACACTTTACAGTCACTGTGAAGATCGGACCTTTACTCTTCTGACTCTCGATCAGCTTCATAAAGACTTTCTTCCAAGTCAGCGTGTTCTGTTCTTCGCTCGTTCCAACTAACTCATCCATTTTGGTTCTCCTTAGATTTCAGAGCTTTGAATCTTGCAGGAATCACTTGTTCCGAATGGCACTTGTCACAGCAGTAACCATCCTTGACGGGCATAGCGTAGTTGCCATAGCCTAGATAGGAGTTCCCGCAGATACAGCATATTTTGAATTCATCACGCATTAGATAACCTCCAGTTCGATCTTGATCTTCGCCATGACTTTATGTTTTCCAATGTTGTAAGGAGTCATGAACTTGATTTCAGAGCTCGTCTTTTCGATCACGTCTTCGCAATGGCTAGTGAGCCTAAAGCCGCTATCGAGACCATCATCATGGGCACGAATAGCCACGGTGAGTCTCTCTAAGAGTCGTGCTGGAATATCAGTGAATTTCATAGTCGATCCTTTTCGTTTACACATACAATATAGGATTTTCTTTCGATTTTGTAAACGGTATAAACACGAAAAAGCAGATCTAACTTCTGCTAGATCTGCTGAACAACGGAGTTATATGGAATTTTATACGGCTTTTCTTTATCCTCACGCTCAGATTCGAACTGAGACGCCCTTGCGGGCACCAGCTCCTGAAGCTGGAGGGTCTACCAGTTCCCCCACGTGAGGTCATTGACATTCATTAGTCGTCAGGGAGGGACTCGAACCCTCACGTCCTTTCGGACACCAGCCCCTCAAGCTGGCGCGTCTACCAATTCCGCCACCTGACGATAGACAAGATTCGTTTTTATCGGACCGCCTCCTTTAACCACTTGGATATGCCTCCTCGTAAGTTACTCTTCGTGTATGGAGGCAGACAGGATTCGAACCTGCGAAAGCGTTAGCTAGCGGTTTTACAGACCGTTTGCTGCTAGAATCTTTTAGCAGGAGCACCAGGAATCGAACCCAGATTTCAGGATTTGGAGTCGCGCGTTTTGCCGTTAAACTATGCTCCTATATGAAATACTGCCTGAGAAAGCTCGCCTCATCGGCATGACGTATTTCAAGCTTCGCCATACTGTTTTGACCTCTGTTAAACGAGTGAAAGACAACTATCTCCTGATTTTCGACGGCTTCTCAGACCGGAACGGCGGATAGACATTTTCCGATTTTTTTCTATTATCGGGAAGTCAGACAGTTTCGAAAGCTGCCAAACAATGATGGGTTTATTAGCACGTACCTACCCATCGGAGTGGTCTGAATCATTGCTGACGCAGTCCGTGCTTAAATGGCTCAGAACTTTTCAACGTCTGTGTTATCGCCCGTCGACGATAGACGCTGTCTGGTGGTACTACAAGCAGATGAGATCTCATTTTCACTGCCGTAGAGTCCTGATGAACCTTATCATTCCAGTTTAGTTTATTGCCCGTGATGGAGTCGGACCACCGCTAAGTGATTCAGAGTCACCTGTACTACCGCTATACGAACGGGCAGAGAGCATGATACCGTTGCGCCTCCTACAGACCGCAGTCCTTGGCTCGCGCCGATCAGACTATCTTATTCTCTCCTAGAAGTCTAGATCTTGCTTTTGGATCAGTTAGAGATTCTCTCTGACAATATCAGTCGCTTAAACTAAAAGGCACTCGGTTGTTCGTCCGAGAACTATCTAGGGCGATCGTGAGCTATCGAGCAGTCTGCCCGAAAGTTAGATCGAAGCATCTGACGCATCATTTTACCTTACGACGGTTTGACCCGTCCACGGAATGGTACTTCGATCAAGTGATGTTCCGTAGATCATCACCTGTCCTCGTCAATCACGGCAATTCCTCGCTTGTCTAGAGCATTAGTCATTGGATTGTACAATAGAATTGCTGAGGTATCATATAGTAGCGGCGATGGGACTCGAACCCACAGAAGCGCGGCGTATGAGACCGGCGGAGGAACCATCCTCTCACCGCTAGTGGACCGTAAGGGGCTCGAACCCTTGACCTCCTGCTTGCAAAGCAGGCGCTCTACCAAACTGAGACTAACAGCCCAAATAAAAGATCCGGAGCGGATTTGATTCCCTTACTTGTGTCAGGATCAGGCGTTGAGCTCATTACCTGATTGACGACGTTCATTTCGTCTCTTCTACTCCTGGGACGCCGTGTTTATTCACGCCAGTGGTAGCAGGATTTGAACCTGCGTCCTCCTATCTCCACGATAGGCGCTCTGCCGTGCTGAGCTATACCAGTCGTCCTTTAGTCCCCCAGCCGGAATTTGAATCCGAACTTCGAGCGCCACAAGCTCGCGTGCTAACCAGTTAACACTACCAAGGGTGTAAAAGAAGAGATCAAGCCAAGTGACTGATGTGCTAACCCAGCACCACTCCGTTGCGAACTACCTCTTTACGGATGCCGAGAGTTTAACTCGACTTTCTTCAGTTTAGAGAGTGATCTCTTTACGATTTTCAAGATACGTAGTCTCTTGCCAACTGAGACTTGTTACAGCTTTCGCTGGTTGGATTCGAACCGACATTGTTTGTTCTTTCTGTCCGTATCTTTAGTAGTAGCTCCGTCGGGACTCGAACCCGAATTTCTAGCTTGAGAGGCTAACGAACTGAACCAGTTATTCGACGGGGCCAAAAGTCAAGATTCCTTTTATAACTGGGCTCGAACCAGCGACCTCCTGACATAGTGTCAGGCGCTCTACCAACTGAGCTACAATGCATAGAATGGCTGCACAGGAAATAGAGTTGCTGAGGAATCTTTTAGAGCGTCCAGTCGGAATCGAACCGACATATCCAGTTTGGAAGACTGGCTCACTAACCGTTGTGGTATGGACGCGTGGTGGAGCATTTCGTATGTAAGCCCCCAACATTAGAGCCTCGCTCATCAGGCACTTTCTTTGACGGAGTAGTGTCACCTACCCGAGGCCGTGCGCCAACGCCTATATTTTCTCTCGGTGGCACATTCATCAACGCGTTGAGAATTTCCTTATACCACTCTGAAGGACGTCCGAAGCTAGAGGTCCAGATTTTAACTGAACATCACCGAGAAAATTTTTCGAGATCCGAAACCGTCTTTCGACGGGTTTGGAGGATTTGAACCTCCTGACTTTGATTTTGCAGATCATTGTGTTATCCATTTGGATTTGCTGGGTGGATCTCTTGTTAAGCGGCATACGAGGCTCGAACTCGTGACCTCCACCATGGCAAGGTGGCGCACTACCAACTGTGCTAATGCCGCGTGGTGCGGAGTTGTATCTTCTGTCTATTCCGGACTGACAGTAGCAGCAGTTCCACGTATGCTCATGAACGTTCATCTCCGCGAGCATCATTTTTGTACCGCAGTGGGGCCTTTCGGCCCATGAAAGGGTAGAGTTCATTCACAATGCTTTGATGAACTGCTGCAGATAAGGCGGGTGCAGGATTCGAACCTGCGGGGCCTTTTTAGGGCCCTTCTAAGCCTCTATAAACTTTCTAGCCTTATCGATATATTCTTTGGTATTTTCATAAAGACATTTCCAAGGAATACGTAAAACTGACCATCCTTCTTCTTTTAATTTTCTATCCTTTCGTTTATCAGATTCTATCTGAGCTTTGCATCTTTGATGTTGCGAACCGTCTATTTCAATACATCTCTTTTTCTTAACCCAAGCAAAATCTAATCTATATTGAAAGAACAGATAATTATATTCAAATTCTTTATCCAAAAATTCATTTTCTATCACTCTTGTGAAGAATTCTTCTGGATAGCTCTTTTTAGATGAATGACAGTTCATCCAGCCATGCCATCTGCCAGATCTATATCCTTCTAATGCGATTTTTCTTCTTAGTTCTCTAATTTCATCCGTAATGACATATTTCTTTCCAGTCATGATTTGACGAACTTGTTCAGCCTGAATTTTAATTCTTTCATCGTCTGCTTTTGTTAACCCGCGATTCCAAACATATCTTTCGCCAGGATGTTCGTCTCTGTGATGCTTAATTAGCTTTCTTCTGCTCTCAATCTCTGAGCCACAAATTTTGCATTTCCATACATAAGTCATAATCATTTTCCCTTTATTTTAATGAGGTTACGTCCATAACCTCATTTTATTTATACAGTTAGAAGAAATGATTAAATTCTTCAACAGGTGGACGCCTGCTGTCCTGTATTAGCGGAGGACCCAGGACTCGAACCTGGAAGCCTCTTTCGAGGCGCCACGTTAGCACCGTGGTCACTTACCAATTAGTGTAGTCCTCCAATTTGGGTTGGGGGCCGAGACGGTTTAGACCACTCACCCAACCCGCCGAAAGGCGAGGGTGGGATTCGAACCCACGGAGGACAGGGTTGCTGCCCTCGCCGGTTTTCAAGACCGGAGCCATCAACCACTCGGCCACCTCGCCATAAAAAAGCCGTAATTTCAAACATCTAATCATCATCTCGGATGATCAACTCAAATATACTTATTTATACAAGAGCAAAAATTCATCAAATGAATTTTATGCAGAATTCAAATTTATCAAGATGCCATACTTAAGGCTCCCGAGCTTGGACTCGAACCAAGAACCTTCCAGCGTCTTACAGAGGAACTTCCTCTTGCGATGGCCGTTCTATCCAGTTGAACGTACTCTGGAAAAGAGAGTTGCTGTTGACATCTTTACTGACCATTTCTGATCAGGGAGAAGAGTTTCAAGATAGATTTTTGCACGAAACCGAATCCTAGAATTAGATGACGTCGCCTCCGGCGGCGGTTGGACTCTCACCAACATGGCGGTATTGGAATTGGCAAATGTTGCTGTTACTATCTTATAATTATCTTATGTAGAGCTGATAGTTGGATTTGAACCAACGTGGGAGTTTCCTCCAGCAGTTTTGCAGACTGTGATCTTCGGCCAGGCTCGATCCATATCAGCATGATGTTGTAGTACTCGGTAAGGTAGTCGAAACCCTATCTGAGCGTTCGTAGCGCCCTGCTCTTCCAGTTAAGCTAACCGAGCATATCGGCAGAGTAGGACTTGAACCTACAACCGGCGGGTTATGAGTCCGCTGCTCTAACCGATTGAGCTATCTGCCGTTACCTCTATCGGTTGCTTGTTACGGACATTCTAGCGAGATTCGGGAATGTCTGTCGTGCGAAGCCGGATTTCTGCCAGCGCTCACGTTCTACGCTGTTGTAAGTGTTGTAGATGTGAGAGAAGCCGACTATCACTGGCATCGGATCAATTCCGCGTTGACGACGGAGTTGAAGGTTGTAGTTGAGTGAGTCTTCGAGATGTTGACGAAAGATCTCTTCGGGACTTGGTTCACCAAGTGCGAAGATCTTTTCTGATTCCATTTCTTCCATAAAGTTTCTCCATTGTTTCGTCCCCAAGGCAGGACTTGAACCTGCACGCCTTGCGGCACCAGTTCCTAAGACTGGCGTGTCTACCAATTCCACCACTAGGGGATAATAAAAGCGCTGCAGCAGAAGTTTGTGACCGTTACTCGAGTTTGTCGCAGTTCAACTGCTGCCTCCTCACCATAGAAGTTTTCGTTCCGCGACGACTGGACTCGAACCAGCAACCTGGGCCCTGAATGGCCCACGCACTACCATTGTGCTACGAAGCGAACTAATCAGTTCCATGATAGGAGCTATATCCTTGTGAAAAACAATATCGCCTGTCGGATTCCCGATTCTCCACCGACCGATGCCGTTGCTGCCGGTATTTGGCAGCTTAACCACAAACGCCGTCATCTACTACTTGTTGATCGTTCTGTAAGCGATTCACGTTTAGTCGGCAACCTTGGACTTGAACCAAGAACCTCTGCCTTAGTTGAGATAGTAGGACTCGAACCTACAACGGCCAGTATATCAGACTGGAATGCAAACCATTACATCATATCTCAGTGCTCGTAAAGTCTAATAAAATCTTCTCCATACTTCTGAGTTACGTATGAAAAGACTGATGATAGGTCAGCCTCGTGAAGAATTCTAAAAGGCTTATCTTTTGGAAATTGATCTATCTTCGCTTTCACTTTAGCCGTATCAAATCCTTTGATTTCAACGTAAGTGCCTTCGACGATAAAATCTGGAAAGTATTTATGGGTCTTGCCTTCGAATTGATATTCGAACGACTCTTTGCAGCGTTCTATTCGAATTTCATGTTCTAAGCAGTAAATCAGGTAAGCCAATTCCCAAGAACTGTCGCACCAGATACCATTATATCTTCCTTTCTTTCCACGCCCTGCGCCTTCTCTTAGTCCTCCAGATAGTCCATTGGCATTATTGAATTTTCTTTCATAATGCTTACCTTTCATTACTGAAGGTTTTCCTTGCAAAGAAAGAGACATACGTGATATGCGTTCGTCAGTTTCTTTTGTCAATCCACGATTCCAAGATCCATTGGATTTTTGATATTCGGCATAAGACTTACGTCCTTTTGCTAAATTTTCAACAGATCTGAGATCTCTATTTGGATTCTCTTTGCAGAGTCTCTCATGATTTCTCAAAGAATTTGGATTTTTACAAGGTGAAGCGCAGAATCTACAAATACAAGATGTTTCCATATTGTATTTATATAAATCAGAGCAGTGCTCTAACCAATTGCGCTAGATGCCGATAAAAATTTCAAGATCCTCTTTTTCTAACGTAGTCTGATTACCAATCGGATGTTATAGAATTTTGCAGTTAGGATCTTTAGTAGTCTCCGATCAGGGATTCGAACCCCGGTTGTTTCTGTTTGTAAGACAGATGCCATAAACCTGCTAGGCGAATCGGAGATAAAAATCTGCGCCCTCTTGTATTTAACGTCAGCTAGGCGCTACTGATTACTCCCTACTCCCTTCGGTGCACCTCCAGTTTCAAGAAAATTTTTAGTCCCGAAAGGTGGGCTCGAACCACCGACCTTCTGATTATGATTCAGACGCTCTAAACCAACTGAGCTACGACGGGAAAATTCTGTTCAATTTTTAGAGAATTGATAAACTCCTGAGGGCTACCTCAGAATGCGAAAATTTCAAGATGGAGGAACCTGACGTTCCAAATCCTTGTTTCAAAAAGAGTGAGTGAGAATTGCTGTACCCATCTTGTAGTAGCACCATCGGGGCTCGAACCCGAATCTCCGACTTGAAAGGCCGACGAACTGAACCTGTTATTCTATGGTGCCAAATTAGTAGCGGGGGTGGGATTCGAACCCACGACCCACAGGTTATGAGCCTGTTGAGCTACCACTGCTCTACCCCGCGATAAAAAGTTTCAAGATGCTTCCGTTTTTGTTACCTCGAAAATGGTGAAGAAACTGAATTGCAGTTTGCATCTTTCTAATGACGCCGAGGCGAATCATTCTTTCGCGACAGAATTTCATCACCTCTGGACTCTGACCGTGTTAACTCACTGTTCAGACAACGGGAATCGAACCCGTACTCTCTCACGTTATTGGTGAGCGTATTAAAGCCATTCTACCATGCCATCAGAGTCGTTAGTCGGGCTAGCAGGATTCGAACCTGCGACCTCGCCGCCCCAAACGGTGCGCTCTACCAGACTGAGCTATAGCCCGAAGTACCGCCTGTCTTACTCACCGTAGCTTTCGATTTTCAGTCAGACTTGTTCTTAACTTTGACTTAGACTATCCTGAATCGAACAGGCCAAATAGGGATGCCTCCATCACACCAGCCTCAAAGCGCCAATGTGACGGGCCCTATTGTCTATACCTTACATCCTCTTTGTCTCGGTCTTGAACCGTTTTTGCCAACGGATCTTTGAACCCGTTGGACTTCAGATCAAGTTTTCGTCACCTTCACACATCTTCCGCGAATCTTAGCGAATTGCGCTGGGTTTGCACCAGCATTACCATAACTCAGATGGTGTCTTACTACTTAGACTAGTCAAAGCGTGTTGTTACTAACCGAAGTTTTCGCAACCAACGTTTCCAATGTGTCCGTCGTTGAACGACCGCTTGATCTTTAGCTGTCCCACCAGGACTCGAACCTGGGACTAAGGCATTAACAGTGCCCTGATCTACCAACTGATCTATGGGACAATAAAGAAAAGCCGAATTTTCAATTTGCGGATCCTTCTCTCGGAAGGTCTCTTATTTTGATGATCATAATATAGAAAAGATTTTGCGGTTCGTAAACCCTTTTTCTTAAAAATTTTTGAAGTTTTTAAGAAAAAGATCTTTTCCGTAATGATCATCATCACAGCTTAGCGCTGGAAGAGGGAATCGAACCCCCAACCGCCTGATTACAAATCAGGTGCTCTACCTATTGAGCTATTCCAGCATGACGTGGTCTGGGTATCTTCATCACCTCGGAAGAATTGGAATCGAACCAATGCCCTCCAGCCAAAACGGCTGGGATTCTCGGAGTATGTCCTTTCAGATTCCAGTACCTTTCGGCGTGTGTCATCTGAGGTGTCATATCCTCTTCCTTGCTAAAATACCTCCCGATCAGAAGGCCGTAACCGCGTAGTGGACCAGAAGGGAATCGAACCCTTCACAACTTCCTTGCTAAGGAAATTCGCCGCCTTGGAACATGCCAGCCCAAATGTTAGTGCCTAGAGAAGGATTCGAACCTTCAAAGCCCGTTAGGGCGGCGGATTTACAGTCCGCTGGTGATCACCATCCCACCAGTCTAGGCATATTCTCCACGGATCTGAATTTCTTCAATTTATAGACGCACCGGATAGATTCGTCTTTATAGTCGGACGTATCGGAGTCCTTATTTCCGACTGACCACTTCTCCGAAAGAGAGTGGAACCCAATAGCGATCTCGGTGAGATTCGAACTCACGAAAACCGGTTAGACAGACCGGCGCCCTAGGCCACTAGGCGACGAGACCAAAAGATCAAGATCCCTTGTTTTTCTGCCAAAATAGAAATTAGTAGAATTGCAGTGTGGATCTTTTAGCGGGATCGATGGGATTTGAACCCACAGCCTCCAGCCTTATCTTCATAAAACATTTCTATTCGTTCAGTCCTATATTTTTTATAAACGTACTCTAAATACTTCTTCATCTCTCTTCTATATAGGACGATTAACGGATATTTGAAAGTTCTTAATTTTTCCTCCCATCTATTATTTCTACGACCCTTTATTTCATAATATGTATCGCCTATTTTAAAATCAGGATAGTATTTATGGATTTCTCCATTGCTTACATATTCAAAGCCTATTTTATTTCTCTCAAATTCTATTCCGTGATCTAAATTATAAATTACGAAAGCTAATTCCCAACGTGAATTGCAATAAAAGCCTTTATACCATCCAGAATAAATAGTACCAGATTTTTCTCTATAACCACCGCAACCAGCAGCTTTAGAAGTCTTTCTTAACTTCTCTTTTAATTCGTCCGTCATTCTATGCTTTCTATAGCAATCTTTACAAAATCCGGTCGAATTACGATTATCTAAAGATTTTCCGCAGTCTTTACAAAATCTCTTTTCTGTTTTCGAAAATAGTTTTGATAGTCTTCTCTTTAGTTCTTCTGTTCTTATTCTGCTATTAGCGCATGCTCTTGAGCAGAATCTTCCGCTTCCAAAAGAGCCATCATGCTCTTTTCCACATTTTTCGCAGATCATATAGCCTCTTTTAACTTTATTTTTACGAGGATCCTTCCATATCCTCGTATTATTTATAGAGGTTAGATCGAATGGCTAATTCGATCAGGAGGTGGAAGCCTCTTGTCCCTCTTTTTAACGATGCTGGCGAGATTCGAACTCGCGTATGTCGGTTAGACAGACCGATGTGTTAGGCCACTTCACCACGGCACCAAAAAGACGAGATGGGCTTTTGCTTTTACGTGCTCTCCCAATTGAGCTACCGATCAGGTTACCCTGACCAGATGGGATTCGAACCCATAACACCGGTCTTAACAGGACATTGCGTTAGAGTTGCTGAACCATCTCTAAAAGTTTCGCAGATGAAGCGCTTCATCTGCTGGATTCTGTTGGTCTGAACTGCAACGGTTAGTGCATAGGGACCTTCAGGATCTTAAATTCTTATAGCGCTGGAAGAGAGACTTGAACTCCCAACCTTCTCATTACGAAAGAGCTGCGCTACCAATTGCGCCATTCCAGCGAATTGCTTTTAGTGGGGACCGTAGGATTCGAACCATTCTTACACAGGAGACAGAGTCTCCATATACCTATCCACTGAGAGCTTACTTCAGCGACTCGATATACCGCCTCGCCTTATCCATCCTTCCATCGAGAAGTATTCGGTTCGATTGTGGGAGCTACCCAGTCTTCTACTTGCAACTTCCTGACTTCCGTCGCGAGCAGAGAATGCCTGTTCTGAGTTGACAGCGAATCAGCTCATAACTGACTTCCTCTACCGTTTTGTATGGGACTTTCATTAGGACCGGTCTAGATTGCAGCTTCGAAGAGCAACCAACGAAGCTCGCGTTCGGTTTGTCACCAAGCCTTTGTCTTACTAGCCAATGGCGGAGGGTCCCCGTAATAAATAGTGCCTCAGGAAGGACTCGAACCTTCAACCCACTGATTAAGAGTCAGCTGCGCTACCAATTGCGCCACTGAGGCATAAGAGAAAAAGAAGTTTGCGATTGATGATGGGCGATTCGAACCTCCCACCTCCACCTTGGTCCGGTGGCGCTCTTCCGTGAGGTCCCTGTCTTTCGACTGGCAGTTTCCTCTAAGCTAATCAAGAATCACTTGACGAAATGTCCAGACTTACTAGTTCATCCAGACGCTTCGTCCATTTTCTTTTTGTAGATCGATCTCACCGTGATGACCCGACAGGTCACGGTCCTTGCTGTTACTGGTTATCCTTCCCGCGTAGAGTGGCCCGTCAGGGCTGTCCGCGTAGGCTGGTGCTTGTCTAAGCCATCTCTCTTACTCTGCTCGGTTCTGCGACTTGTACTTCGCCGTGAGCGCCTTGCGTTTCTTAGAGACGCACTCTTGATCGATTTAGTGGACACAGACGGGAGTCGAACCCGTGATCTCCTGAGTGCAAATCAGGTGCCTTACCAACTAGGCTACTGGCCCAAAGTTTAAGAAAAGCCGTTTTGTTAAGTTGCAGATCTTATTCTCGATAGGATCTTGTTTTGTTGATGATTCAAATATAGAAAAGAAAGTTTGGATTGTAAACCCTTTTTCTTAAAAATTTTTGAATTTTTTAATGGGGTAGAAGGATTTGAACCTTCGATCGAGGATTCAAAGTCCCCTGCCTTGACCAGACTTGGCTATACCCCAGAATGACCGATCTCGGATTCGAACCGAGACTGAAAGGTCTTTAAGTCCCTTGCCTCTGCCAGTTGGGCTAATCGGCCTAACTAGCGTCAGGGTCAAAGCAGATTATCACTTAGTAGTCGATGTTGTGATAGTCATCGGCAGGTCTGTGGATCGGCTGTTTGACCTTGATGCCTGCTTGCTTTGCTAAGGACTTAACCATCTTTCTCGCCTTCTTCCAGCGTTGCTGGTTCTCGGCGTCGATCTGTTCTTGAGTCTTCTTAACCTTTTCTCTGATCATGTGATACTCCAAAAAATTGTGTTGTTTATTTATAGTGCCCCAGCAAGGGATCGAACCTTGGACCCGCTGATTAAGAGTCAGCTGCTCTACCAACTGAGCTACTGGGGCGAGATGAGAATCTTTATTCATGGGACGCTCAGACCATGCAAGTGACAGTAGGGTGTTCAGGTGTTTTGGGTTTTGTATACTGCCGCTTAGTACCCAGACTAGGACTCGAACCTAGATTTGAGGTTTAGAAGACCCCAGTTCTATCCGGTTGAACTATCTGGGCGAAGACTTCGCGTTCAGATCACGGATCTTGTCAAGCTTGAACTTCATCGCGGGATAGACACAGAAGCCAGATTCTCCAGCCTTGTCGATCCTTTCAGCGAGCTTGCGCTTGATGAGAACTTCATCGACGTTCGGCCAGCTGTTAGTGTTGACGAACGCTTCATCCGGTGCCAGCATTTCAGATTGACCTTCGAGATAGATGGTAGCGACTCCATACGGAGAGCCATCTTCGTTGTTGGCCATCACTGCCAGCGTCTTGCCGTAGTCATACTTCGAACGGACGAATTCGAGTTTTCTCATATTTGCCATGATTAGTTTTCTCCCTTGACGAAGGACTGAATGTCTTCAAGATGTTCCGGAGTCTTGACGTATTCGACGTTGCAGTCGAAGACCTGAGTGCCGAGATAAGTCTTGAAGTCGGAAGACCAGAAAGAGTCGCCGTCCACGTAGTCGTAACGCTTCGGCATGTGACCAGTCTTCTTGTAGAACTGCTTCATGAATTGCTTGCCCTGATCAACATCCTTGACCTTGAATTCGATGATGTCATCTGGGCAGATGATGCCGAGAGAGTCGACGTGGCCAGATGGATCGATTTCCAAAGCAGCAGCCTTGTTGTTCTTGTAGTCGTGGGTGTTTCCGATGAGAACGATTCTGAAAAGCATTTCGTTGTCCTTGTTAGGAGGTTGATTTCTGTTACATATCTAATATAGGTATTTAAGTCGATTTTGTAAACCCATATTGCAGAATTTTTTAGTCAGCCTGAGTGGATTCGAACCACCGACCTCTCCGCCCCGAACGGAGCGCTCTACCAGCTGAGCTACAGGCTGAAATGTTTAGCTCTAATGAAGATTAGCTCTAGGGGCAGGACTCGAACCTGCGGCGGACTTTCGTCTTCTGGTTAACAGCCAGACCCCTGCTACCAACTCGGGTACCCTAGAATAAAAATTAGCTGGGAAGGCAGGACTCGGACCTGCGACATGGTGGTTAACAGCCACCCGTTCTACCTACTGAACTACAACCCAATGTGTAGTGGGGCCCCTCGGAATCGAACCGAGATCTCCGGATTTTCAGTCCAGCGCATTGACCAACTCTGCCAGAGCCCCATAAGAAGTGCGGATGACAGGGATCGAACCTGCGACCCGTAGATTAAAAGTCTACTGCTCTACCAAACTGAGCTACATCCACATATCGGCAGGGTGGGAATCGAACCCACAAAACTCAGGTTTTGAATCTGATACGTATGCCAGTTCCGTCACCTGCCGGAAAAGAAAAGCCGAAATGTCAAACATCTGATGCGCTTCACGAGCGGATCATTTTCCTCAGAATTTAGCAAAAATAAAAGAGGAAGTCTTTGTGACTTCCTCATTCTCCTTCTAAATTCTAAGGGTTGTGGGAAGTCAACTGAGCGGATCTGGCTTGATTGCATTAAATTTCGGATTGAATGCTCTCAAGTCAATATCTTGACCGCAATATTCGCGGACAGCCAAGTTAGCCTTGGGTGCGAATGTTTT